TGAAAAACTAGTAGACCCTATTTTTCCTCTACTAAAACGCCCAAAATCCCCCTGGCATTGACAGTTGACCGGTTGTAGACTGTCGTCATGTTGCAAATCGATTCAACCGTGCCAATGCCAGAGAGCAGGCCCAGATCCCGTTATCCGTTCGCGGAGATGACCGTAGGGGACAGCTTCCTCGTAACCGACCCCGGAGCCGCCAAGAACGTCCGCAGCGCCGCCTGGATGTTCTCCAAGCGTCACAGCGTGCGGTTCTCCTGTCGGAAAGTCGAGGGCGGCTGGCGCGTCTGGAGGACGGCTTGAGCAACAAAACGGACGAATTCATGGCACGTATTGGCCGAGGCATCCCCCAGACCACGCTGGACAAAATCAACCAGCCTGTCCCGGCGACGACTAAGACGGGATCGAAGGCCAAGAAGCGGGATCAGGTTCTGACGACGCAGGAGTGGAAATTCGTCAACGAGTTTGTCGCAGGGGACGGACACGTCACGGCCAAGGAGGCCGTCCTACGCGCTGGCTATCCCGAGAAGCGGGCCAAGTACTACGCCGAGTCGCTAACCAATCCGGACATCAACCCGCATATCGTCGCGGAGATCCAGAAACTGCGGGCCGACCTGGCTGAGAAGTACGGTACGACCTACGAGCGGCACATGCGCGACTTACAGCTCATTCGCGACCAAGCTTTGGCCGCAGGGGCCTACGGGGCGGCGGTGCAGGCTGAGTACAGACGCGGACAAGCCCTCGGGACGATCTACATCGACCGAAAGGAAATCCGCCACGGCACGATCGACTCCATGAGCAAGGAGGAGGTCATGCGCAAGCTCGAGGAAATCAAAAAGCTGTACGGAGCCGGCGGTGGCCCAATCATCGACGTCACGCCGAGGCAGGTCGAGGAAAGCTTGACCGAGGAAGAACCCGCCGAGCAGATCGAAGAAGGACAGATCGAGGAGGCCGACGATGCCGATGAAACCGGAAACGAGGCTGTACCAGAGGCTGAAAGAAAACCTCCAAAACTGCCTTATTACCCGGATTGAGTCGCGGGTAAACCAAGGCTTCCCCGACTGCCTTATCGCATTCCAGCGGACTGGGGAGTTTGTCCCGGTCGAGCTGAAGGTCGTCACGCGGGGGCGACAAGTGCGCCTGTCTCCCCATCAGGTAGCTTTCCATGTCCGCCATGCCGAGATTGGTTGTCCGACCTATGTGCTGGTGCTGGCCGTGCCGTTTGGTAAAACGGCCTCGAAGGACGGTCGGCTCCTGCTGTACCGAGGGGACCAGGTACTCGAGCTCGCGCAGTCAGGCATCGACACGACTCCGCTGGCGTCATGGTCCTACGGCATGGTTCCGTGGAACCTTGTTGAGTTTGAACTAATGAACAGTTGACAAGCCGGGGCCATTTGAACTAGCGTCTCGGCGTTGGGCTATTCCAACGTAGAAAGCAGAAAGGAGACAACAATGCAAACGACGCACACCCCCGGCCCTTGGGAACTGCGGCAGTCTGGCCGCGACTATTGGTTTATTGACCATGAACAGGGCGGTGAGAGTTACACCCTTACAAAACTGGAAAATTGGACAAATGAGGCAGACGCCCGACTGATCGCCGCCGCGCCTGATCTACTGGCTGCGCTGCAAAAAATTGACGCTAATGCTGCGGAATCGGTCGAGTGGATTCGCCGCGTAGCGCGGGAGGCCATCAGTAAGGCCACGGGGGGTGCGGCATGAGCAGCATCGACGAACAGTTAGATTTGATCCCAGCCCCGAAAACCCAGCGCAGAGGCAAGGCCCAAACAAGGCACGCCGAGCTGGTGCGCGCGATCGAGCTCGCCCTGCGCGCGCTCGACTCTGCTCCTCGGTTTACCGTTTACGGGGCCCCGGCAGAATTCAGAGATAGCTATCAGGTTTGCAGCGAGCTTGAGCGGGTGCTGCGTGAGTGGGAAAGGGATGACTAGGCGACGCTGGCGGGATTCGACGCTACTCCCGCCAACCCTACCGCCAAAACCCCCGGACACAGAAAAGCAGTTTTTCAAAACAGTTTTGCGTCTATTGTTTTTTGTCGTGATTCACAAGGTGTTCGGAAATCGTTGACAGTTGTAAATACCGCGCTAGACTCTGGATTGTTCGATAACGTCTAGCACAACCTGAAAGGAGAAAGTTATGGCCGAGTTAATGCAAGCCTCCCGCCAATGGGCAAGTCGCCCTCCCGAGGAGCGATTCGTCTCTTTGCTCGAGATGGAATCGAAGCTCAAGGAATTACGCCTCAATTCGCGCGCGTCGGTTTTCAGTTCCCGCGATCTGTCGGCGGTTCCTACCGACGACAACCAGGGGATTTTGATCGAGGGGCCGAACGGCAACCATGCGACCCCGACTAATTGGTCGTTTAGTCAATTGTCGAATTTGTCAGGCGCGCCGGCCGCGTACCTGCGGACGTTACCTGCTCCGCTCGTTGCGGATTGCCTGAATTACGGACTCAAAGTCGAGCGGGACGCGACGGATACGGGCGTTTTGCTCACTCGTCGGTCTGGCGATGTTGTGGAGCTTCGCGCGGCGACTGGGCCTCGATACGGACGCATTTGGAACGTGGACGTTGTGCGCGCCCTGATCGAGCGATTCGGCGATGGCGTTTCGGGTAGTTTCCGCGTGCCGGGGGAGTTTGGTCAGGCACTCTCGAGCGTTACCTCCGAGAACACTACGCTATTCGCTGGCGATCGTGACATGTTCGTTTTCCTTGCCGATGAGCAAAACAGAATCACCGTACCGGATCGACGGGACGGCAAGTCTGGCGAGCTCGCGCGCGGGTTCTTCGTGACCAATTCGGAGACGGGCGCGGGTGCGCTGAAAATTAAAACCTTCCTATTCGATTACGTCTGCAAAAACCGAATCGTCTGGGGCGCGCAGGAACTCGAGGAAATTTCAATCCGCCATACGGCGAGCGCACCGGATCGATTCCTCGAGGAAGCCGCGCCAGCCCTGCTCGCGTTCTCGAAGTCGAGCGCGGCGAATGTCTCGAACGTGATCGCGTCCGCGCAGTCCACGAAGCTGGACAAAGTAAATGCGTTCCTCTCGGGTCGGTTCGGGCCTCGTATCGCCGAGCGCATCGCGGTAGTCCATCAGGGCGAGGAAGGGCGACCAATCGAGACGGTCTGGGATGCCGTCACGGGCGCGACGGCATACGCTCGCTCGATTCCGTGGACGGCCGAGCGCGTCCAATTCGAGGCCCTCGCGGGCGAGCTCCTCGAGGAAGCCGCCTAGACCATCGCCCTGGCATATATGCCGATTAGCGGGCGGGCCTTGTGCCCGCCCTCTTTTTTTGAGAGTATCGGGGCGGGGCATATTCCCCATTAGAAAGCGAGAAAGGAACCATGAGCGAAAATACCTTTTTTTCTAGGCTTATTTCGTCCGAGGATGGCCGCATCCGTGCGGCCGTTTTCGTCGCGGAACAGTTGAAGCGACACGCGGACGATTACGACGGAAACCTCGGCGAATTTACCCGCTGGGCCCAGTTCCTCGAGCGCGTGCTCCTAGGTGTCGAGGGGGTCGATGACATGCGCGCCGAGTTCGTTCGGCGTGTCGTGATCGAAGCGGATGGGCGGCAGGTCTCCACTCCCTCGGCGATCTATCGTCTCTGGGGCGAGCGTGGTTCGGCTATTCGCCAGTCTCTCTCCCGTCGCATCTTCGAGAATGACTATTCCGGCACGGAGGGATGCGACCAGCTCTACATTCGCGACATTCTCGAGGCCGAGGGCTACGTCTCAACGTGTCCTGATTGCGGCGAGCTGTTCCTCGATGAGTCGGGGAACCGCACATATTCGGACGATTTCGTCTGTGAGTCGTGCACCGAGTCGAGCTACCGCTGGAGCGATCATCACGAGTGCTATATCCACCGGGACGCGTGCGTCCGTGCGCTCGATGCAAACGGGGATCGGATTTGGATTCACGAGGAAGCCGACGGGTTTTCATGGGATGACGAGCGGGAGTGTCTTGTCCACGAGGACTACGACAGGGGCCCGCCTCCGCTGATCGGCGACTATCACGCCTCGAAAGAGCACATCGCGCTGAAGCGCGACGAATGGACAGCCGCCTATAATCGTTTCCTCGGGGTCGAGCTCGAGGTTGAGTGCGGGTCACGGGATCGGGAGGTTGTCGCGGAAGCTCTGCACCAGCGCGTAAATGGCGGGGAGTTCGGGCGCGCGATGTTCTTCGAGCGCGACGGATCGCTCACGCATGGCTTCGAGATGATCACCCAGCCGATGAGCGTTCCAGCCCTGCGCGATCTGTTCGCCTTCCTGCGTGAGTCGGGAGATACCTTGCGCGGCGTGACGAGCCATCGCACCCAGACCTGCGGCCTACATGTGCACGTTAGTCGAACGGGCCTCGATAACCTCACCATCGCTCGCGCGGTAACGTTCGTGAACGATCCGTCTAATGATGCGTTCGTGCAAGCCTTGGCAAGGCGGTATAACACGGGCTATTGCCGGGTCGTGGAGAAAGAGCTCGACACAGCGCATCTGCCCGGCGAGCGGTATGAGGCCGTAAACCTCACCGGCCGAAATACGATTGAGTTTCGGATTTTCCGGGGCTCGCTGAAGTATGAGGCGGTGATCGCTGCGGTCGAGTTCTGTCACGCGATCCTCGAGTATTGCGCGCGTCCGAGCACGTCCTCGAGCAAGCTTAACGCGCGCGCCTTCCTCGAGTTCTGCCGCGACCATCTCGCCGACGAGACGGCGATCCTGCGGGCCTACGTCGAGCAGCGTACCGCTGGCCTTTTCCGATTGTCGGAAGCGGCCTAGTCCCTTTTCAATTTTAGGAGTAGTTCACCATGTGTTTATTAGTTCACCAGCCGCAGGGCGTTAAGTTCTCGGACGATTTTCTCCGAGACGTTTACTCGAGCAACCGCGACGGGCTCGGCGTGATGTTCGCGGAAGCTGGGGAGGTGTACGTCAAAAAGACACTCCCGGCCGACGCGCAAGCGTTCGTAGACTTCTACCGCGCCCATGCCGACGGCCGCGAGTGCATCTGGCACGCGCGGATGCAGACCCACGGCGCGATCGATCTCGACAATTGTCACCCTTACGAGGTCACGCCTCGAGTGTTCCTCGCGCACAATGGCATCCTCGCCACGGGCAATGAATGGGATGAGCGCCGCTCGGATACTTGGCATTTCATCCGTAACGTCGTGCGTCCTGCGGTGCTGGGCGATGAGTCCCTCGTGCTTGACCCAACGTGGCAGGCGTTCCTCGGCGATCTGATCGGAAGCTCAAATAAGTTCGGCATCATGACGGCCTCGGGGGAGGCGGTGATCATCAATCGCTCGAGCGGCGTCGAGTTCGCGGGCGCGTGGTTGTCGAACACTTACGCTTGGAGCGCGCATCGTTGGGGCGTCGGATCGAAGCTCGGCCGCTATACCTCGAGCTCGATTTGGGATTACCGCTGGGATGAGGTGCCCTACGTCTCGAGCTCGAGCGCGAGCGCGAGCTCCTCGAGCACGGGCGATTCGCTGGTACGGATTACTCGAGCCGCGCGCAATTGCTACGTTCGGGGCACGCTCGCCCAGTGGGTCGCGGACGCTCCGCACAAGGCCTCGACGCTCGCTAACGCTATCGCCGAGGATGAGACGGGCGAGACGGGCGAGGGCGTATGGTTCGCACCCGATGAAATCGTGGAGCTCATCGCCGAGTGGTTTGAGGGAGAGGGCCTCGAGGACCCGCGCGCCAAGCTGGACACGCTCCGAGCCGAGCCCCTGCGGATCGCCATGGACTAGTCGCTCCGAGCTCGTCTCGAGCTCGTTTTGAGGGCCCTACGGGGCCCTCTTTTTTTGTCCAGGCATTACCCTTGAGCTCGCCCAGGGGATTCGCCCAGGCACCCCCAGCCCCAGCCGTCGAGCTCGCCCTGGTGTTTCGGTATCGGGTGCGCTGGGCCTCTGCCCAAGCTCGCCCTCGAGCTCGCCCTCGAGGGACCCTGCGCGTCGATCTCGCCAGCCCCAGCCCTCGAGCCGGGCCCCGGTCCTCGGTCCGTGTCGCCTGATCCCTTGCGCTCGGTACCGTGGCGCGTGGTCCGCGCGCCTCGATCCTCGAGCTGGCGATCCTCGAGCTGGCGATCCTCGAGCTGGCGATCCTCGAGCTGGCGATCCTCGAGCTGGCGATCCTCGAGCTGGCGATCCTCGAGCCGTGGATCGCGCAGGGTGAAGCTCGAGCCGTGGCGCGTGGTCCGCGATCCTCGAGCCGGGGTCGCTGGCGCGTCGGCGATCGTTCGCGGGCGATCGTTCGCGGGCCTCGAGCCGTGGTGCGTGATCGACGCCTCCACCCCACGGCCCCCAAAAAACGGCCCGGTTGTGTAAAGGCAAGGGCTTTTGCCCGATTTCAGACATTGGATGCTCTGCAAAATAGTTTTAGTTCCACGTGGAACATCCCGGCCCCCGGGGAAAGAAAAACCACCCGGTTTGATTAACTTGTCAACTCGTGCAAAAATTTGCGCAAATTTCTACGCAACGGACTTTCCATGAGTGCAGTGCCGAAGGACGTCGAGGCGGAGAGGCTGCGGCTTGAGTACCGCCTGGCGTTGCTCGAGACGCAGGACAAGGCCCGCACGAACTTCATCGATTTCGTTCGTTACGTTTGGCCCGAGGCGATCCTTGGCGAGCATCACAAGCGTATGGCGGCGGCGTTCGACCGCATTGCCCAGGGGAAGCTCAAGCGGTTAATTATCAATATGCCGCCTCGTCACACGAAGTCGGAGTTCGCGTCCTACCTGCTTCCGGCCTTTCTGATGGGGCAACGTCCCCGGTTGCAAACGATCGAAGCGACGCACACCGCAGAACTTGCAGTGAAGTTTGGTCGTAAAGTCCGCGATCTGATGGCATCTGACCGCTATCGGGAGCTATTTCCTGCGGTCGATCTGAAACAGGACAGCAAAGCCGCCGGCCGTTGGGACACGAACCATGGCGGAAGTTACTTCGCCGTCGGTGTGGGCGGTGCCGTGACCGGTCGCGGTGCGGACCTTTTGATCATTGACGACCCGCACTCGGAGCAGGACGCGCAGTCAGATCTATCCCTGGACAACGCCTGGGAGTGGTACCAAAGCGGTCCGCGTACCCGTCTCCAGCCAGGGGGAGCCATCGTGCTCGTTATGACCCGTTGGGGTACGAAGGACCTGACGGCCCGCCTGATCAAGGCCCAATCGAGCCATAACGCTGACCGCTGGGAGGTTATCGAGTTTCCGGCTATCCTACCCTCTGGCAAACCGCTGTGGCCGGAGTTCTGGAAGCTAGAGGAGCTGGAAGGGGTCAAGTCGTCTCTGTCGGTACAGAAGTGGAACGCGATGTACCAGCAGCAGCCGACGAACGATGAGGGCGCGATCCTCAAACGGGAATGGTGGCGCGTCTGGCCCAACCCAGAGCCTCCCGTAGTGAATTACATCATCCAGAGCTACGACACGGCGTACAGCAAAAAAGAGACGGCTGACTACAGCGTCATCACGACATGGGGCGTGTTTTACCCGGACCAGGACTCGGGGCCGAACATCGTGCTGCTTGACGTCCTGCGTGGGCGATGGGACTTCCCGGAACTCAAGCGCATCGCCAAAGATGAGTACAAGCGCTGGAATCCCGACAACGTGCTGATCGAGGCCAAGGCCACGGGCGTGACGTTGCAACAGGAGCTGCGTCGTCTTGGCATACCAGTCACCATGTATACACCGGGTGGTAGGCGTTCCGGAACGGACAAGGTCAGCCGCGCGCATGCGGTAGCCCCTGTGTTCGAGGCGGGGATGGTGTGGGCCCCGGACACTGATTGGGCGGAAGAGCTTGTCGAGGAATGTGCAGCATTCCCGAACGGCGACAATGACGACATGGTCGACTCCACGACGCAGGCCATCATGCGCTTCAGGCAGGGGAACTTTGTCTCGTTGCAGTCCGACTACCAGGACATGCCTGGCCAAGGCAGGCCGCTTGTACCGGAGTACTATTGACGACTAGAATGTGAGTGCCGCTCACTCTAGGGGCCCGTTGACCATGGCCAAGGGCAAAAAGGACACAGCATCTTTCATCAAGAAGGTATCTTCCGCCGGCCGGCGTGGCGATACCGAGTTAGCCTATTTGAGTCCGAAAGCCCGCGATCTTTTGAAAAAGCTTGGCGGCGCGGGAACCAAGAACCCGAAGACGAAGATCAGGGAGTTCTATCCCGAGTTCACGGCCCTGGATGATTTTGATCGGCTGATGGAAACCGCGCAGCCTGGACAGGAGCCTATCGTCTCGTCCCCCGCAGCGCTTTCACAACCCGCTCCTGCTCCTGCTCCTGCTGCTCCACAGTTTGATGCACAATCCGCGCTCGCCGCGATGGCCGCTGCGCGTGATCAAATGCCGCAGGCAATCGTTGATTTCTATGCGCAGAATGCTGCTCCGGCCCCTGCTCCGGCCTTGACCGCAAGTCGCCTTCGAGAACAGGAAGATCTGTGGCGGCCTCGTGATGAAACCATTGGCCAGCGCCCAGGGCTGATTAGCCCAAGGTTCACCCCAATACGAGAAGTTCCTGACGAGAGAGTCGACCGCGCGGCGGAAGAGGCTGCTCGTCTTCAAGCAGAAGCGGAGGCACGTGCCCGTGCAGAAGAAGAAGCCAATCGCAAGGCAGCCGAAGAGGCAGCCCGTAAAGCAGCGGAGGAAGAAGCCGCTCGTCGAGCAGCCGAAGATGCCGCAGCCCGAAGAGTCGCCGAAGAGGCAGCTCGTGTACGAGCTGAAGAAGAGGCTCGCATCCGTGAAGCACAAGATGCTCAAGCTCGTCGCGCGGCTGAGGAGGCCCGTCGAGTAGCGGAAGAGGCAGCTCGTCGAGCAACCGCTCCCCCGGCTCCTGCCCCTGCCCCTGCTCCGGCTCCTGCCCCTCCTGTTACTGCGCCCGTTGCGGCACCGCCGGGGCTAATCAATAGCCCGCTCCCCGTTGTCCCCGGCGCGGGAGACGTGCGCACTGGCGATTTCATTGACGACAACCTGAACGGTGTTGATGATCGCGATGAGGCTGCAAAGAGCGGCAGTTCGCGCAACCTGTTTGATTTGATCGGGGGCCTTGATCCAAACAGCGATGTAGGCCGGTTGATTGCTCGCCTGCGACCAGGTGGTGGGCGTAGGTCGGCAGGCCCGTCGGTCAGCGCTCCAGTATCCTCACTACAACCGATTTCTACCGCTCCGGCTCCATTGCCCGTGGTCCCTGCTCCATTGCCCGTGGACCAAGCGCCAAGCAGCGGCTACGTCCCGCAACCGATTCCAACGCCTGGGTATGTCGCGGCGCCTTTGCCGCAGAGTCCCGCCCCATCAACCCCGTCTTTCTTCCAGCCGAGCACTGGCGGGCTGACGCCGGGCGTATTGCCCGTGAGCGGCCCGCAGCCGCAGAGTCTTGCCACGAGCAACGTGCCA